CATTTAATTCACATTTCTAACCATTTCCACCGTTTAAAATAAGTTAAATGAGTTGTCTTTATATATAAAATATACATAGTATATTTTAAGTTCTGAATAAATCAATCATCTTTCATAACTTGTTCATTACAATACTCAGTAATCTCTTCATCAAGGTCTTCTTCAAAAGTTGAAGACCTGAGACCTCTTTCATAACTTTTCATCGTTAAATCAAAAATATGTTCCACTTCTTCTTTTGATTCGCAGTTTTTTTCTAAATAATTTAAAAATTGTTTACCTTTTTCTGTAAGTTCATCTTTATTCGGATATACCATTTTATAATTGGACTCTTTAACTTTAAAAAATAAAATTTATTCATCTTTTTCCTGGAAAAATCGAAGATTTTTCGCCCATACCTAATTTTCTTTTTCCAAACATTACACCTCCAACTAAACCAGCTTCAGCTCTGTCTTTTAAACTATGTTTTCCATCTTTTACTATATCAAATGACTCATCTTGGAGCTTTTTATCAAATACATGTCTATCTTTAGTGTCTTTGAAGATTGCATAAGACATGTCGTGGAATTGAGCTGCTTTGTCTAACTCTTTCACAGGGACATCACCTTTTAATAGTCTTTCTCGCAATTTTGTACCAGGACCTGTGTAGTTATGCCCAGGCAAATGCATTTCAGGTAATTTTCCAGAATTCAATAAACTATTCAAATCACCGCCGCGAAAAATCTTCGATTTTTCGCCTAGTTTATTTGAAATAATCTGAGCTTGCCTCCTTCCACAAACTGTACAAATTCCTTTCAACATATATTGTATCCCAGGAGCTCCTCTAGGTCTATTATTTTCATGTAATTGTACACTTGTAGACAAAGTTTTTTCCCTACATTGTAGACAATAAATTTCTCTATTAGGTGAAACTGGTGAAACTGGAAGGATTGACATTGTATTTCTTTAGTAAAGCTCTTATATTTCCATCAGTTTTTAATTTTTCGTAGCAAATATTGTAAGGGGTTATGTCTCTGTTTCTACATTGAATATAATAACATGCATACAATCCACATAATTTGCTATTAATATTCTGATGTTGTCTGATATTATACCATTCTATTCTCTTTTCTAACTTTTTAGGTGGAGGTAAACCAAATGAATCATAGTATTCGTCGTTAAAAACTGCAACCCAATGTGTTCCAGGATCTTCCAATTCATCTAAATTCAATACAAAACATCCTGATTTAGGAAGTATTTCTGTTCTCATAAATACACCTTTAAAATTGGATTCATTCCGCAGTATTTCCATAATATCATGATTAGAGATGCCTTGCAGGTTTACCCTCTTCGTGGTAAAAAAGACCCTTTACCATTACAATTTTTCTTAGACCCCGGTAAATAAGCACCTTTTCCAATTTTCATAGCTTTCGTAGCTTTTAATAAGTTTTCAACTTCTTTATTATGTCTTTTAGCTTCTGATTCAGTTTTATCATTATGTTTTCTATCATTTACTGCTTTAACTACTCCACCCGCTGCACCCGCTACACTTGCAGCTGCTCCAATCGCAGCCAAAATAGCGGGAATTGTTATCAAAAATCCTCCATTCTTACTCATTTGAGTTTTTGTAAGTTTAATATCTTTCGAAGTTCCAGAAGACTTTGCTTTATTTAATTGATTTACTTGTGTTTGTGTTAAAATTAAACTATGATTAGCTTTCTTATTCGGATCTATTCTAAGACTACATGGTTCATTTAATTTTAGCTTTTTAAGCTGATATTCAGTAAGAAAAACAGGTGTTTTTACATAATTTGTAATTCTCCCTGGCATTTTATTATTCATTATACATAACATAATGTTATGAATATACATAGAAATTCTAATTTTTTTCCTGGTGAAAAATCTTCGATTTTTCACCAGGAAAAATCTTCGATTTTTCACCGTAATACTCTCATCTTTTTGTTTTCCAAGTTCAAAGTAGCATCTCTCTGGTTGTAAATGATCACCCAAACAAGGTAATCATGAGTCGGGACGGTTCTAAATTTTAAATTAACTACAATATTAGGGAATTGAGTATTTTCATAGAGCTCAGGTTTGTGATGGGACACATCAATATGAAACAAAGGATATGAAGTTCTAAATGTTTCAAAATCTATTTTACTTTTATAATCACTTGCTTGTAAAAACCTGTCATAGAGCTCCATAACTTCTCTAGTTGTAAAGTTGTTTTTAAGTTCTTTATCGGGAAATTGAACGCTGTTAATCTCCACATTACAACTTTCAACATTCATATGGTCAAACACCATAGATGAATGGTTTTGTGAAGTAGATCTATTGATATTCTGTAAAGCTACAAAAATCTTTTGCGGTTTGTGTATTGTACTAGACAATGCTAGTCTTACTTCACTGTTTTTAGGTGGTTGATTCCTGTAAACATTCAATGCAGTCCACGATAAATTAAATGCACTATCTTTTGCTAATTGAGTTTCCAATCTAGCCATTGTCCCTAAACTTGGTTCAGTGAAAGGCATCATCCACAAACATTTCACGATAGCAACTTTTCCATCCGCTACCGCATTAGCTTTTTGTATAAGTCTTTCTGGTTTATTTAAAGTAAAAGTTATTCTATGTTTTACACCTCTAAAAACGTGATCTACAGATTCACAGAATGTGAAAATTTTACTAAGTGGAAGTAGTAAATGAATTGTTCCTGAACAATTTCTCACGTAGGTTCTTCTTGCATCATCTTCATTAAGAAACCATAGTTGAGAATGTTTAACGGTCTTTAATTTATCATCGCTAGTGTATTTGATAAGATTGTTTACCAAAGTAGCAATACCTACATTATCTATTCTTTCAACTTCTTTGTCATCAACATAATACCTAGCTTCTTCAAAGATGTTAAAAGCATTATCTGATAATGATACATCTTCAGCTACAGTTGCTTCATTATTCCCAGATGCAGCTCTATTTTGCCAAACATATTGATCTCCATCTTCATTGTTAAGTCTAATTGATAAATTGAGATAACTTTCACTCGGTAAGAGCCATAAGTCTTCATTATTTGTTGTGAATGAGTAGTGATCTGCATTTTCAAGTGAACCTGATCCATGTGAGTCTTCATAAATTTTTACATAATCGTATTTTACAATCGAATTGTCTCTTTCCGCAATTGAGGGAAATTCCCATATAGATGACTCAGTTTCTTGTAATAGAGAATTCATATTAGTTAAGTCTTTGCTGTAATTTATTTAGGTTTTGACTCTTAAAACAAATTTTTATAGACAGCGGTTCAGTCAAATCAATTAAATTACCTTTGGAATCAGTAACTTTTAGTTCAATCATTCTTATAATAGAATCTCTACATGGATAGTATTCAATCTTTTCTAATTTTTCCAAAATAGCACTTCCTGGAGATGCAAATGGTAATATGTCAAATAGAACATCCTTCATTTCCGGTTGATAATTCCTTTCAACTAGATTACTCCGAATAAATATTCTATCAACCCCTCTAGTAATGTTAATTATACCGGGTCCTTCCTCATAAGGCTGATCATACTCTTTTGGTTCTAAACCCAAGAGTTTATGTAAAGATCCTTCTGAAAAGTCAATTTTAACACCATCAATTAATTTTACACAACATTTAAAAGTAGATTCATTCACACCTAATTGTAGTAGAATTCTTTTTTCAGTTTGTGAATCAAAGATTTCATTAAGACTATTATATTGTTCAGTAAGTTGGTTGTTTAAAAATTTAGACAATGCACTAATTTCATACATTCCTTTAGGAATTGTGATTGGTACAGTTAAATTATTATACGTTAATGTGACTTTGTTATTCCCATATTTCCCAGATACATTTGGGTATGTATACCACAAAAAGATGGATTTGAGTCCTATTTCAGGATTTTTACCTAGAATGAGAGGATGATTTGAGTGAAAGTCATATCTATAAATCGGTTTATCAACATTAAGCAAGATATAGTGGTAATCCATGTTGTCACAAGTTGTATTTATAAATAACAGGATGTTATGTATAGAAATTCAATTTTTTCGCCAATTATCCTAAAGAAAGTTTATTATATAAAACTCTATGTTGTTTCAAAGTAATATAATTTACACTTATCATCTCATCCAGAATACTTCTTATATCTTCTTTCAGTTCAGTACTTGTATTTCCTGATTTCAAGGAGCCAACCTTTATCATAAGTTTTGATTCTAGTTCCTTTGGATCTTGATAAAACATAATACCTTTACCTCTCTTTTCAAGCAAATCCTCTTCACTTTCACTTGATGCCACAGTTGATCTTGATCTATAATCTTGCGGCATTGCAGCTAGTTTTGTTTTAATATATGCTTGATATTTCTTACTATTTATTGAAGAGAACCCCACTAGGCTGATGATATTAACATAGTTTGTTATATCGTCTTCTGTCGGTGTTATATTTGACCTTCTTAGATCATCAAATGGTAACAATAGTAAAGCGACTAAACCCGGAGTAAGATTGTCATTGAATATGTCTTGTCTACCCATAATTTTAATTCTAAGTAGATTTTCATTGACTAACAATGGTATATCTACTTGACCTTTCAATCCTATCACTCCATTTGAAATATTAATTTCAAATTGTGTTGACTTGCTTTTAGCTTGATTTCTAAATTGTCTGTATAACCGCTGAACCCATGGATCGGGTATAATTAAACTCTCTTCACTAGGAAAAATCTTTGATTTTTCACCCGGAAAAATCTTAGATTTTCCTGGCGAAAAATCTTCAATTGCGTCAATTATAGGTTTAGATTTTTCCTTAAACTTGTCTATTTTCTCATCATACAGAATCACTTCATTTTCAATCAATCCTTTTTGAATTGCTCTTGCTTCCAATATTTTTCTTACTAATTGTGTTGTCATACTTGTCATACTTGTCCAATTAGTTCGCAATAGAATCCACTATTTATGTATTTGTTAGCCATAAAACAAATTTTCTGACCTTTGACAATATCTACACCTATATCAAACAATTTTGGAAAAGGACCTTCAACTTGTATCAATATTATCGAATCTAAAAAAATTCTAAATCCAAACTCACGAAACGAAGGTCTAATATCTTCGTGTGAACAATAAATTTTTATTTGTAAACGTTTTAAACTTATAGGAAATTCGTATTCAGGTTCATTATTCATTAGTAAAAATTTTACAACGGGTTTTATCTTTTGTTTTTTTGAACTTATTTGAATTATAATGTTTTGATTATGTTGATATAAAGTCGATTCAATCAGTTCTATTTGTTTATGATGTTTATGATGTTTTAAAGTCGATTCAAGCGATTCTATTTGTTTTATGTTTGATTTTAAAGTAGTTTCAATAAATTCTATTTGTTTATTATCTTCTTCTTTTAACTTTGTAATCTCCTCTTTCAATTTATTTATTTTCTCTAATAAACCCAATGGTATACTAGTTTGGTCCGTATTTTGTTGATCTTCATAACCCCACAATCTAAGATTACTCATTTGTTATTATACATCACATTAATGGGTTGATTTAAATTTTTCCTAATCCTATAACTATGATTCTTGTGAATTGTATCTAAAAATAGGAATGAATGCGGGTCATTAGTTGCTTCTTCAAAGACATTTTTGAAATCTTTTTTAGACAACCCAAAACTATGATTTTTATGAATTTCTGTCTGTTCCCTATCATCATTTAGTTTCCAGAAACAAAAATAATTGCATTGTAATCTGATTATTTTAGGTGTATCAAAGTAACTCTGGGTTAGAAAAATTAAAGTAGCATTCTTCTTTCTTCCTCTAATAAATAACTCAGAAATATTATCTACATCCGTTTTGTCACAAACAAAATCATCAAAAACAATTAAATTATGTTCTTCAGGATCTAAATCACTTACATTTACAATATCGGTTGTATCAAAAGTAAATTCAAAGTCATCATCAATCCGTTTCACTTTTTCACACGCTTCTCTAAGATTACAGTATTTTTCTTCTTCTAAATCTTTTGCATAGACATATAACCTACTCCATGGTAAAAGGTCATAAATTAAATTTAGTAACATATTAGTCTTCCCACTACCACTTGGTCCTACTAAAAGTATTCTACTTGGAGTTTCCGGTGCTAAAGCATTTCTTATAGGATTCTTCCGTTGATTTTTCGATTCATATTTTTTAATTCCACTTCCACGTTTTGGACCACTAAAATATTTGTTTTTTATCATTGTTTATACTAATTAAATTAAGCTAAAATTTTTAATTTAAAGAATAGTTGATTAATTTTAAACAATTTGTTTAAAATCTTCGATTTATACCTTACTTGCAAAAACATTGCTTTTTAGGTTAATACCTATTTTATTCATGGTTTCTTCATCACCTTTCCATTCATTTCCAGCTTTGATCCAATCCAGAGTTTTTTCAATTGATTCATTAATAAATTCAATTTTCTCTTTATAAACTTTTTTCCTATAATCTTCAGCACTATTTACTTTTGCATTAGATTTTAGACAAGGAGGCATAATATTATTTTTAATACACTCATCTCGCATCATTGACGTTAAACATGTAAGGTGTGTTCCCTTAATTGCTCTTCCAGTATAGGGGCTGATATTTGGATTTTTTGTCCATTTTAGCAGTTCCTCTTTTGTTAGTTCTCTCATATACTTCATAATTTTTTATATTTATTATATTTAAATAACTTAACTTAAAAATAAATTTTATTCTTAAAGATGTTAACGAAAAATAAATAATCCCATCATAAATTTTATTTTGGTTAAGAGATTTCATTAAATAAAAGGATGTATGATATTGGAAACTTAATAAAGAATTCGTATACACTTATAAAAGATGGTGTTAAAAATATAGTACAATTATCTAGTTCATTAGCCTACCAAGCTGCAACTTATCTAGCTAATGAACTAGGTATTATAAAAAAACGTGATGTGATAAGTGAATTACCAAATTCCGGTGGTTTTAGTGAATTACCAAATTCTGATGGTCTTATTCAGTTGTATGAGAAACCCCAGTTTACAATAAGAGAAATAAATTCAACATATAGTAATAAATTCAATGCAACTAAGAAAACTTTTAAAATAGAATATANGGGGTCAAACCCTTTGGAAATTGAAACTTTTCTAATTGATCTACTTAAAGATACTATAAAGAAGAAAAAGTTGCATGAAAATGATCTAATTAGATTAATTATTACCCATGATGGTTTGTCAAATACTATATCGACAAAGTTAACAAAAGTTAAAGAGTTAACAATAGATATACTGTCAACTATAATAGGAACAATGGAATATAAAGAAATTCCACTAAGTGAAGCAGAATTTACTATTGAAACCATTAAAAAACCAAGAGGAGCTGGAAGAACTAGACCTGGAGTTTTAACCTTGTGTGAAGAAATGATTAGAAAGAAAAGATGTACAGTTGAAATAAATGCAAAAGAGGGGTGTTTACCTAGATGTGTAGTTGTAGGATTGACCTACATGTCACCCTGTATTTACACAGAAGCTGAATGTAAAATGATTAGATCTCCCGGTAGAAATAAACTTCAAGAAATAAAAGCTAGGGAAATTTGTGAAAAAGTAAACTTACCATTTAATAGTACATTTGAACTTGAAGATATTAAGAAATTTGAAGATTTATGTAATGTAAAAATAATTGTTAAAGATTTCAAATTCGATAGTCAGTATAATAATAAGGATAACAAAAACCCTAAAAAAATAAATATTTTACTAAACACTAAAGAGGAACATTTCCAATTTATTATTACAAAAATGAATACATTTGTAGGTTATAATTATTATTGTGACTACTGTGAAATTGGTTACTCAAATGAAGATCGTCATAAATGCAATATAAAATGTATTTTTTGTAAAATGAATAACTGTCCTAAAGATGGTTCATATTTAACTTGTGACGAATGTAATAGAAATTTTAAAGGTAAAAAATGTTTTGAAAACCATAACTATACTAAAGCATACAAAAACAAAACAACAAAAACAAATCAACAGACCCTATCAACTTGTGATAGTTATTTTAAATGTCTAGAATGTAGTGTAAGCTTTAAAATAGATAAAAACAAACAACACAAGTGTGGTTATAGTTCTTGCTCATTTTGTAAAGAATATACCAATATGGACACTCATCAATGCTTCATTCAAAAGAAAGTTCTACCAAAAGAACCTACGTTGAATAAAAAGATAATCTTCTGGGATATTGAGGCTTATACTGATAAAAAAAAGAAACACATCCCTTATTTAATTGTTATGAAAGATTATGAAGGTGAACAACATGAATTTAATGGTATAAATGAATTCTGTAATGAAATTTTCAATAATGATAAATGGAAAGGATATACTTTCCTAGCTCATTATGGAAAAGGTTATGATCATCAATTTATATTAGAATGGTTGTTAAGTAATACAAATATTAATAATGAAAAAACCAAACTACCTAAGATGACTAGAAATGGGTTAAAACTAATTGAAATGAAGTATTTAGGAAGAAGATTTATCGACTCTATCAATTTCTTCGGAATGCCTTTGAGAGCTTTACCTAAAACGTTTGGATTTGAAAAAGAAGTAAAAAAAGGTTTCTTTCCTCATTTTGTAAATCATGAAGGTAAATATGGACCAGGATATGTAGGTCCTCTACCTCCAAGATATTACTATGGTTACCATCAAATGAAAATAAATGATCAGAGGGAATTTGATGAATGGTACTTTGACTACCCGGAAATGTCTGTTGAGGAAAAGAAGAAGTTTAATGAATTATACAATCAGGTAAATGTAGATAATCATTATAAAACTAGAAAAGAATTTGATTTTAATAAAGATTCAACTGAATATTGTATTGATGATGTTGAAGTTCTAAGAAGAGCATGCCTGTCATTTCAATCGAACCTTTTTGAAAAAGTAAAAATTGATCCTTTTTCAAAAGTTACAATTGCTAGTTTCTGTCAAGAAATGTATCTAACTCATTTTTATGATGGTAGTATGGCACAATTTTCAAATGAAAAAATTATTTCAAAGATTGGAAATGAATGGCTTGACTATCAAGAAGAAAAATATTCTATTGAACTGGATAGAGAATATAGAATAGGGAATTACTATGTAGATGGTTATGATAAAGAACATAAGATTGCTTATAATTTTTTAGGATGTTATTGGCATGGGTGTAAAGAATGTTACCCAAATAGATATAATGAATACAAAAATACTGTTTATAAGTCAAAGAAGCTTCAAGAAACATTAGGTACTGATAGTCTTGTTGAAGTCTGGGAATGTCAAGCAATGAAAGACGTAGATTTTACTGAATTTAGAAAAATATATGATGAATCCGTTCAACCTATTAAATATAGAGATGCTCTATTTGGAGGAAGATGTGAACCCATCTACTTATATAAACAGATAGCGGATGAAGCTTATTATGATGATGTTGTGTCTTTATATCCTTCTGTTCAAAAAATTAAGTATTTCCCTAAAGGACATCCTAAAAAGCTTAGAGAACCAAAATCGTTTGATAATAATTGGTTTGGGTTGATTAAAGCAAAAATATTACCACCTAGAAAACTATTTATCCCCGTTGTTCCAGTAAAAGTTCACTATAAAGTTAACATGCCTCATGCATACAACGGTAAAACAATTAAAAAAGAAACTAAGAAATTAATGTTTTCTTTATGTAAAACTTGTGTAGAATTGAATCAGAAAACGACGTGTAATCATAACGATGAAGAGAGATCATTCACAGGAAGTTGGACAACAGAAGAAATAAAAGAATCCTTAGCAATAGGATATGAAATAAAGAATATTTATGAAGTATGGGATTTTGAGAAAACCGATTCACTCTGGAAAGATTACATTGATTTCTGGTTGAAAATTAAATATGAAGCATCGGGAGTTCCTCCTGGTATAACCATAGATGAATATATTAAGAAGGTTAAAATATCAGATGGTATTGATCTTGATCCTGATAATATTAAGTTTAATCCTGGGCTGAGAGCTATTGCTAAATTATGTTTAAATAGTTTATGGGGAAAATTTGCACAAAGAGATAACTTTACCACGACACAATTTATAACTAAACCAAATGATTTTTTTAGTATCTTGTATAATGATGAAAATGATGTCTCTGGTTTAGATTTCTATAAAAATGATGAAATATGTTGTATTTCTTATAAATCTACCGAAGATGCTATTGAATGTGGAATTAGAACCAATCCTGTTGTAGCTGCTTTTGTAACCTCGTGGGCTAGAATTACTTTGCTGAAAAGATTACAAAAGAGCGGTATGGATACTTTATATATGGATACCGACTCAGTGGTCACTATGAAAAATTTACCTACGGGAAACTGTTTAGGAGAGTGGGAAAGAGAAAATAAAATAGTTGATAAATTTGTAGCTAGTGGACCGAAATCATATGCATATAGAACAAAGAAAAAAGATGGGTTTGAAGACACCTGCAAGTTTAAAGGTTTTATATTGAATGCTGAGAATAAAAAATATTTAAATAATGAAAGTTTATTGAAAATGGTTTTAGGTGAAAACAAAAACAAAAGAATTACTTTGATAAATGAACGTAAAATTACTAGATGCAAAGATGGTTCTTTAGTCAACAAGTATGAAGAAAAAGAATTTACTTTTGACTATGATAAAAGAGTTATGAAAAAATTAGACAACGGTGACATCATTACTTATCCCTATGGATATTAAGATTTTCAATTTTAACAATTTGTTAAAAATTTCATGGTATAGTCTATGACCTGACCTGACCTGTGACCTGACCAGCCCTGTGACCTGACCTGACCTGACCTGACCTGACCAGCCCTGTGACCTGTGACCTGTGACCTGTGACCTGACCTGTGACCTGACCTGTGACCTGACCTGTGACCTGTGACCTGACCTGTGACCTGACCTGATTATTTTTTCTATAATAAATGCCTATGACAAAAAAGCAATTATGTGAAGAGATAAAAAAATATGATTTTGACAACAATACAATAATTAACTTTTCAAAGATATTCAATGTATCGATATCTACTGTTCAACGTTATCGTAAAGAATGTGGCTTACAACCAAAATTTCAAATTGGAATTAAAAAAGAAATTGATAATAAAGGAAGATTCTGTTTACATAATGAAATAAAAATTAATGGGGAAAAATCAAAGATTATTCCTTTTGAAAAATCAAAGATTATTCCTTTTGAAAAATCAAAGATTATTCCTTTTGAAAAATCAAAGATTATTCCTGAAAACAAAACAAATAAAAAATTCAAAGATTTAAAAATTAAGGAAAAGGAAGATTTAGTGGATCAATTGTTTAATTTTTAAGTTTAGGAAATGGTTTGGTTTCTTTCTGATAGGTTTGATTTACTTCTCCTGATTTAACATACACTCTAGTTACTTTATTTTTATGAGTACTTGGAACAGAAATCCTTTTAAAACTTTCTTCTAATTCAATTTTATTCAGATCCATTTCTTCACTCAAGGAAAGACACTCATCTACTGTTAATTTTTTATTTGGTTTTGTTGTAATTGAAATTTGAAAAGAAGGAACACTTACTGTTTCATCTTTTTCTTGTTCATTACATTTTTTAGCTAAATCATTATAATTATCTCTTTCTTTTTGATAAAGATCTTGTAGTTTTTTAATCATATCTATATAAATTTTATTTGATTGAAAGGTTTTAGATAATAAAGAAGAATAACAATCTCTTTCACAAAATGCACCAAACATAGTAATAAATACCATTCTAAATTTATTTTTTTCATCATCACTCACATCATATTCATTCAATTTCTTTGATACATCATTCATCATATTTAAATATTCATTAGCAACTTCTTCAGTTTGAGGATCTTTCAAGAATTTTTTAATGTTTTTCTGAATTTCATCTGGATTGATTAGTTTAACATTATCAATTGTACCTTTTAGTGTATTCAAATCTAAAGTTTGTTTTTTCATTTTATTAAAAGGAAATAAAATATGTGCCTGAAACTGGAGAAAAATCTATGATTTTTCCTTTAAAAATTTATTAACATTAAGGCAATATAAATAGAAAAATGTCTTTTGAAATGGAAACAAAGGAAAAATTTATTGAAGATTTAGAAGGTGAAAAACCAAAGATTTATCCTGGTGATAAATCAAAGATTTTTCCTAGTGGTGAAAAAAGTAAACCTTCAGCACCTTTATATCCAACACTTATAACAAACACACAAAGTAATGAGACAAACACAATTTACAGACTTAACAGAACTAATGCTATTTTGGAAGAATTGAAAAAAGAGAAAAAACATTACGAATCAACTTATAAAAAATATAAGTTGATTCATAAAACTATTTATACTACACAGTTATGTTGCAACACAACATCTGTACTCACGGGTGGTTGCGCTGTTGCAACTCTGAGTAGTGGAGTTGGGGTTGTAGCAAGTATTCCACTAGGTTTAGTTGGTATGGTGACTGGTGGGTTAGGTATTATTTTTGGAACTTTTGATCAAAAAGCATTGAAGAAGATGAAGAAACATTCAAAACTTACACAATTATGTCAATCTATTGACAGTCAAATTTTAAAGAAATATTTAAGTGATCAAGTAATTACAAAAGAAGAATTTACAGAAATTTTAAGTGTGATGGAAAAATACTATACTGACAAAGAAGAAATTAGAACAAAAAATATACTTGTTGGTAACCTTGAAAATTTGAAAACGGAATTTATTGAGAAAGGAAAAAAGTTGGCATATTTTGAAGCTATGAATAATCAAAATAAATAAGTTGAATTTTGTATAAATTCACAAAATTCAACTTATTTATTTTGATTACTAAAAAATGGTAAGAAGAAGAAAGAATACTAAAATATCTAGACGAACTGTAAGAACTAGAAAACCTAGGCGAACTAGACGAAGTAGACGTAGTAGACGTAGTAGACGTAGTAGAAAAACTAAACTCCCAAGTTTATTTGAAGGGAAAAGAAGAAGAAGTTCAAGAAGGTCAAGAAAACCAGCCTGGAGACTCTTTTAATATTAAATTGTCTGAATAAAAATATACACAGTATATTTTTATTCAGAACTTAAAATATACTATGTATATTTTATATATAAAGACAACTCATTTAACTTATTTTAAACGGTGGAAATGGTTAGAAATGTGAATTAAATG